CTTCGCGCCGCGTCCCGCTTTGTATCTGAAATCCTCTATCCTTGTATCGGTTAAGACCGAGGACGAGGGCAAGGCGCTGGCCGATTACAGCGACACGGACCTTATCGACGAGCTGTACCGCCGCAGGAGAAGCACCTATGACCCGGACTGAACGGCGGAGGCGGCAGCAGCGCCGCCGCAGGGCCGCGATGCAGAGAGCCGCCTGCCTGGCGCTGGCCCTTCTGGCCGTGGCTGCGGCGTTCGCCTGGAGCGGGCGTCCACAAGAGGCGGAGACACCAGAGGCCACCGCGCCGTTGCCGTCACCGGCGCTTCCGGCGGAGACACCCACGCTGGAACCCATCACGCTGGAGTTTGAGGACCAGGAGGCCATCGACCCGATGGAGGCGTCCAAGGTAGCCCTGGCAAAGATGGTGTGGGGCGAGGCGCGGGGCTGCTCCACCACGGAACAGGCGGCCACGATCTGGTGCGTGCTGAACCGCTACGACAGCGGGGACCGCTTCTGGGCCGACACGGTGGAGGGCATCACGACCCAGCCCTGCCAGTTCTACGGCTACGACCCCAGCAACCCGGTGGACCCGGACATCCTGGCCCTGGTGGAGGATGTGCTGGCCCGCTGGATGGCCGAGAAGGAGTGCGTGGGCAGCGTGGGCCGGGTGCTGCCGAAGGAGTACCTGTACTTCACCGGAGACGGCGCACACAACTACTTCACCACGGAATGGCAAGGCGGGCAGACCTGGGACTGGTCCCTGGAAAGCCCGTATGAGGGGTGAGAAATTTGGAGCAGATCACTATTTTCGACTTAATGGAACAGCACAGCGATTTTCCGTGTGATGACTGCGTATTTGATAAATGCAACTGCTGCTCACACATTGAGAACGAGGAGTGCTATTGCGTTAGAGGCAGTTTTCAGGTTAAGCACAGCCAGGTAATTTGCCCCAAGTGCGGACGAGAAATGGAGGTCCGCCAAAGCGACTTTGACAGCGACTTTGCCGTATGCCGGTGCGGCCTCAACAAGATTTTCAACAACCGGGGCAACCGGCCAAGCGCCCTGGAGCTGTTTCTGCAAGGGAGGCTTGTTGGACGATGAACCGACTGCAAGAGCGGCGGATGGCGCTGGGTCTGACCCAGCCGCAGGTGTCCGCCAGGCTGAAAGAAACGGAACCCAGGGCTGACGTGGGCATGGTGAGCCGGTATGAGAAGGGCGTATGCCTGCCGACGCCGGACCAGCTCAAGACCCTGGAGGATGTCCTGGGAGCGTCCAGGACGGAACTCTACGACGCGGAGGACCTGGACCTGCTGGGGGCGCTGCCGACAGCAGAGAGCCGCAGCGAGGCCAGCGAGACGGAGACCGCACCGCCCACCGCACCCACCGGGCGCTTCCGCAAGTGTTACCGCATCAGCCGCGAGTTCGCGGCAAGCCTGCCGGACGACCTGCTCCAGGTGTGCGGGTATTCGTCCTGGCAAAGCTGGCATGACGCAGCCCTCAAGCGGCTGCTGGCAGAATACGCGGCAAGAAGCCGCAGTAAGAAAAAGGAGGACAAAACAGCATGAACGAGAACAGAGAGATGACCCAGGAACGGGAGGGCAAAATCCTGGAGGGAGCAATCAAGACCTGGGGCGAGGAGGCGCAGAGTGTTGTCGCCATTGAGGAATTAAGCGAGCTGACCAAGGCCCTGACCAAGTGGCTGCGCCACTACCTCACCGGCCAGGGCGACTACGAGCAGATCGTGTCCGACATCCGGGAGGAAATGGCTGACGTGGGCATTATGCTCAACCAGCTTTGCCTTATTTTCGGGGACCCAACGGAGGAAGAAATTCTGAAACTGCTCCGGTTGGAACAGCGCATTGAGGCGGAGGCCGACCAGCCGTGACACCGCAGGTCATCATCTGCAAGGACCGGGCGGAATGGCTGGAGGCCCGCAAGGATGGGCTGGGGGCGTCTGACGCCGCCGCCCTCCTGGGCCTCTCCCCCTGGAAAACCAACGTGCAGCTCTGGGAAGAGAAGTGCGGGCTGGTCATCCCGGAGGACATCGGGGACAAGCCCTATGTGCGCTACGGCAACGACGCGGAGCCGCTGCTGCGCTCCTTCTTCGCCCTGGACCACCCGGAATACCGGGTGAGCTTCACCCCCTACAAGATCATCAAACACCAGGACCTGCCCTTCATCACCTGCACCCCGGACGGGGAGCTGGAGGAAACCGCCACCGGGCGGCTGGGCGGCCTGGAGATCAAAACCACGGAAATCCTCTCCTCCACCGGCTGGACCCATTGGAAGGGGCGCATCCCCACGGAGTATTACGCCCAGGTGTGCCAGCAGATGCTTGCCGCCGGGTGGCAGTTTGTGGAACTGCTGGCCCAGATCAAATATACCACGGCGGAGGGCGAGGACCGGAAAGAGACCCGGCACTACAAAATCGAACGGGCGGATGCCGAGGACGACATCGCCATCATCCGGCGGGAGGCGGTCCCCTTCTGGCGCTGCGTGGAGCAGCGGCAGAAACCAAACCTCAAGCTCCCGCCTATCTGAACAGGAGGACAACATGAGCATGGAATTTGTGATGGGCAACAGCCTGGAGACTTTGCCCAAGACGATAGACTTCAACTTTGAGGAGCTGAAAGGCCAGCTTGCGGAGAGCCTGGCGCTGTACACCGGCCTGGTGGTAACAGAGGACGGCATCAAGGGTGCCAAGGAGGACCGCGCCAAGCTGAACAAGCTACGGGAGGCCCTGGAGAACAAGCGCAAGGAGGTCAAGCGCGAGTGCATGGCCCCGTACACCGACTTCGAGGCCAAGGTGAAGGAGCTGGTGGGCCTTATTGACCAGCCCATCGCCGCCATCGACGCGCAGCTCAAGGAGTACGAGGAGAAGCGCCGGGCGGGCAAGCGGGCCGCTATCCTGGAAATTTACGAGGAAACCGTGGGCGAGCTGCGGGCGCTGCTCCCCTTTGAGAAGCTGTGGCAGGACACCTGGTACAACACCAGCGTGACTATGAAGAAGGTCCGGGAGGCCATCGTCGCGGCGGAGGACAAGGCCGCGTCCGATCTGGAGGTCCTGGCTACCGTGGAGAGCGAGTTTGCCGAGGCCGTCAAGATCAAGTACCTGGAGCACCTGGACTTGAACGAGGCACTGATGGAGCGCTCCCGCCTCCAGGAGCGGGCCAAGCGCCTGCGGGAATACGAGTCCCAGCGGGCCGCCCAGGCCGCCAACCTGGCAGAGGAGCAGCGCGAGGCAGAGGCGACGCGGGGCGCAGAGCAGACCCCGGACCCCGCTGCCAATGCGGCCCAGGCCGGGACCTGGGAACCCGGCGGCGGTGAGGCTGTTGAGGAGACCATCTACCTGCTGCGCTTTGAGTGCCAGGTGACAAGGGACCAGGCGGCGGAGCTTTCCCGCTGGCTGAAAGAACGGAACATTTCGTATAGGAGGATTTAATCATGGCCGTGAACAATTCTTTGCAGAGCCGCAGCGGCGGCAAGCCCAAGTTCAGCGTGGCTATCCAGACGCCGATGTACCAGAAGCTCGTGAACGACACCCTGGGAGACCCGGACCGCGCCCGGCGCTTCGTGGCTGCCATCAGCTCCGCCGTGGCCGTAAACCCGTCCCTCCAGGAGTGCGACGCCGGGACGGTGCTGACCGCCGCCCTGCTGGGTGAGAGCCTGAACCTGTCCCCCTCCCCGCAGCTCGGCCAGTATTACATGGTCCCCTACAAGGACAAGAAGCGCGGCACCGTGGCCCAGTTCCAGCTCGGCTACAAGGGCTACATCCAGCTTGCGGAGCGCAGCGGCCAATACCTGGACATCGACGCGTTCCCCGTGGTGGAGGGCGAGTACAGAGGCCGGGACCGCTTCACCCGCCGCCCCATCCTGGAGTTCCTGGAGGACGACGGAGACCGGGAGAGCCGCCCCGTGGTGGGCTACTACGCCTACTTCGAGCTGAACAACGGCTTCCGCAAGGTGCTGTACTGGAGCAAGGACAAGATGCTGGCCCACGCGGACCGCTACTCCCAGGCGTTCCACCTGGAGGCCCGCGAGGCCCAGGACCCCCGGTACAGCCGCGTGTCCTACGCCGACTTCGTGGCGGGCAATTACCCCAAGGGCGACGAGTGGAAGTATTCCTCCTTCTGGTACAAGGATTTCGACGGGATGGCCTGCAAGACGATGCTGCGCCAGCTTATCAGCAAGTGGGGCATCATGTCCATTGACCTCCAGAAAGCCCTTGCAAGCGACGAGGCGGCCATCGGCACCGACGGGAGCAAGAATTACCTGGATGCACCCGAAAACGCGCCAGAGGCCCTTCCAGAGGCCAACCCGGAGACCGGGGAGGTCATTGAACCCAGCAGCAATACCGCGCCGGAGCTGCCCGATGGCATCTTCGAGGATGCAACGGGGCAGCAGGCGCTTGCGTAAGGAGGCATCCGTATGCCCAAGACCAACGAGAAAGACGCCTATTTCTTCTCCCACGACTGCAACGCCCGCAACGACCCCAAAATCCTGGCCCTCCGCTCCGTCTACGGGGCGGAGGGGTACGGGGTGTACTTCATGCTGGTGGAGATACTCCGGGAGCAGCCGGAGTACCGGCTGTCCGTGAACAAGTACATTTGGAATACGCTTGCTATGCAAATGCAGGTGGAAGCATCCCACCTGGAGCAGATCATCACAGACTGCTGCACAGAGTTTGCAGAAAACGGCAGCACGCTTTTGGTGAACGACGGCGAGTATCTTTACTCCGCTTCCCTTCTCCGACGCATGGGGAAGGTGGACGACATCTCCAACCTCCGGCGGGAGGCGGCGCAAAAACGCTGGAAAAATCAGCCTTGCAAGGCCGACGACGGCAGCGGAGCATCCACAAGTAATGCAAATGCAGAGCAAACCGATGCAAATAAAAGAAAAGCAAAGCAGAGTAAAGAAAAGCAAAGCAAAGCAGAGGAAAAGAAAGCAAAGGAAACTATCTTTGCGGACTTCGCCTCCGGCGACGCCGACCTGCTTTCCGCTCTGCAAGGCTTCGAGGCGATGCGGAACAAGATCAAAAAGCCGATGACGGACCAGGCCAAGAAGCGCCTGGTCACGGAACTGGAGAAGCTGGCCCCCGGAGACCGGGATGCTCAGATCGCCATTCTGCACCAGAGTGAGGACCACTGCTGGGCAGGCGTGTTCGCCCTCAAGGACGACAGGTCCTACCAGCCCAGCCGCAGCGGCAGACCCCAGCAGGCCAGCACGGGCGAGAAGATGGACGCCCTGCGAGACCTGCACGACGAGTTCAGCGGCCTATGACCAGGGCGGAAGTGACGGAAATCTTCGCGGTGCTGATGATGGCCTATCCCAACGCGGAGATGTTCAAGGCCCCGGACAAGGACAGCCTAAAGGCAAAGCTGGCCCCGACCATCACGCTCTGGACCACCTGCCTGCGGGACATCGACTTCTGGGCAGCCCAGCAGGCAGTCATCCGGGTGTGCCAGACCTGCAAATTCCCTCCGACCATCGCGGAGATGCGGGAGGCGGCGGAGGCCGTTCTGCACGAGGTCAAGTCGGAAATCAGCAACGCCTACCTGATGGCCCGCAGCGAGCTGCAACTGGCCCGGCTGGCTGGCCGGACGAAAGAGCAGGCGCTGGAGGGGATGCCCACCAGGACCCAGAAGGTCATCGAGGCCATGGGCGGCATCGACGCGTTCATGCCGCCGGACAAGAAATACTTCGAGATGGAGCGCTTCGAGCAAACCTACGAGACGATGCTGCGGAAGAACCCCATCGGCCTGCCGGGCAGCACGGCAGGACAGCGACAGATCACGGAATGAGCAAGGGGGCGGACAAATGGCTGGCTACTCACACAAGACCTGGGCGTGCCCGTTCTTTCGCTGGGACGAGCGGCTGTGCGTCCGCTGCGAGGGCGGCTACATGAGCTTCCCGGACCGGGAGGCTCTGGCCGAGTACGCGGACCGCTACTGCGCCAACCTCCAGGACTGGAAAAGCTGCACGGTGGCCGCCAACCTGCTGAAATACTACGAGAGGACGGAGTGACATGGAAAGAAACGTCGATAAGATCAAGCGCCTGGAGCATGAGCTGGGGCGCTGGCGCAAGAAGGTGGCCGACACGGCCAAGGAGAACGAGAAGCTGCGGGAGGCCCTGGCCCAGGCGGATGCCGGAAACCAGGAGACCCAGGCCCTTGTGGACGCTGTGCTCACCGCCGTGGTGCTGGAGCACGGGGAGCGGGCCATGGACCCGGATGCCCCGGAGACAGCCCTGGGCTGGCGGCTGGCCGTCCCGTTCTTCTCCGTCAAGGAGATGCGGGAGAAGTACGAGATACACGCCCGGCGCGGCGAGGACGGCAAGTACATCCTGGGCGTGATGGAGCGGAGGTCCGACTTATGAGCGTGCGCCGACAGACAGCCAACCGGCTGACCCTGTTTCGCACCTGCGGCACCTGCGGGAAGCAGATCGTGACCACGGCGGACACCCCCTGGGTGCGTCAGGTGGAACGGGACGGCAAGAAGCAGGCCACGACATACTTCTGCTCCGAGGGCTGCTTCGCGGCCAGCTATAAGCACATCGGCTGGTTTGACGGCAAGGCCGAGGAGCGCCGGAAGCTGAAAGACCGGAACCGGGACCCGGAGAAGGAGCGGGCACGGAACCGGGCATACCAGCAGGCCCACCGGGAGGAGCTGCGGGAAAAGGCCCGGCTGCGCCGCCTGGCGCACCCCGGACAGGCCGCCGCCGACAGCGCCTACGCCCGGCGCAAGCGCAAGCTGATAGCGGAGGAGGCGCAGGCAAATGCTGGATAAGACCCCGCTGGAGATGGCCCTGGAGCGGGAGGGCCAGATTGAATACTGCGACGAGTGCGAGTATGTGCGCGTCGTGGACAACACAGTTTTCTGCGGTCTGTCCGGGAAGCTGCTGCACCCCATGATGTTTCTGCGGGGGCAGGGCTTCGGCCCGGCCCGCCGCTGCACCAAACGGAAGGAGGCACGAGAGATGGGACTGACCGCCGCAGACCTGCAACGCATGGGGCCGGAGGCCCAGCGCCAGGTCATGGAGAAGCTGGGCATCGTGGGCAAGACCAAGGCCCCCAAGTACCACAACCAGCCGGACAGCCGGGGCAACCTCCGCTTCGACAGCAAGAAGGAGGCCCGCCGCTACGACGAGCTGATGCTGATGCTCAAGGCTGGGCAGATACGCAACCTGCGCCTCCAGCAGCAGTACACCCTCCAGGAAAGCTACATCACGGAGACAGGCGAGCGGGTCCGGGCCATCCACTATGTGGCCGACTTCGCCTACGAGCGCCCCACCGCGCCGGACAAGTACGGCACCGTGTTCTGGCTGCCGGTGGTGGAGGATGTCAAGAGCCGGGCCACCAAGACGGCCCAGTACGAGATGAAAAAGAAGCTCCTGCGGGAACGCTTCAATCTGACTATCACGGAGGTTTGATTATGGCAAAGAAAGGCACATTCCCTGCCAACGCTATGCGGCGCGGGGAGATTTACTGGGTAGATATACCGAACGCCATCGGCCACGAGCTGATGAAGGACCGGCCCGCCATCATCGTGAGCTGCGACGCTCTGAACGACAACAGCCCCGTGGTCCAGGTAGTCTACTGCTCCGCCTCCCCCAAGAAGGAGCTACCGGAGCACATCACCATCCGCTCCACCGAACAGATCAGCACGGCCCTATGCGAGAACGTGTACACCGTGGACAAGAGCCGCGTGGGACGCTTCGTTGGACGCTGCACCCGGCGGGAGATGGAGCAGGTGGACCTCGGCCTCCTCTCCGGCCTGGGGCTGGCCCAGTACGGCCTTGCAAGCCCCCAGGAGGACGAGGAGGAGCCGGAGCCGGTACGCGGGGACACCGAGGGCGGCACGGCCTCCATGGCCTTGGTAATCGCCCAGACGGAGCGGGACACCTACAAGCGGATGTATGAGAGCCTGCTGGCCCGCATGACGATGGAACGGGAGGAAACGGCATGAAGCGGAATTGCGGGAGCTGCGCCTGGTACGAGGACTTCCAGGGCGTATGCTTCAACGGAGACAGCCCACGTTGCGCGGACTTCACGGAGCCGGACACCACCTGCCCGGCATGGGAGGGCAAGGCATGAAGCTGGGCGACAAGGTGATGCGCCTGCCGGAGACATTCACCGACAGCGGCGAGGACAAGCGGAGCTTGAGGCGGCCTGTGGCGGGCCGCGTGGTGTACATCCACCCGAAGGGGCACTACCACACCGTGGAATTTGAACTGAACGGCGGCCTCGTTCGGGAGAGCTTCCAGGGGGTGAGCGACTGATGACCGAACCGAAGGACCTTTGCGGCAGGTGCGCCGCGATGCTCCAGGAGGGCTACGACCTCAAACGCGTGGGCGGCGGCGTAGATCACAAAGTGACCTGCTCCCATTGTGGGCGGCGGCGCTACGGGGCCACCTACACGATAGAAAAGCACAGCAAAAGCAAAACATAAGCATACCAGAGAGACCCTGGGCCTATGGCCTGGGGCCTCTTATCTTTTTCGTGAGGCCACGAAAATGGTCTCCCCCGCTCCAGGGAGAGAGGGAGAGGAAGGGGGGTATGGGGGGATGGTGAGGGTGAGAGGGTCGTCCACGCACGCGTGAACACCGGAATGAAAAAACATCCTCCCTTCGGGGCGAAAAAAGAAGCTGCCTTTGCTACGATGAAAGAGAAGCCAATTTTTCAGAAAGGCAGGCGGGAGCGAATGGCAAAAAGTAAATACGAGACCCATGTCCTCCCCAACCTGGACAAGATCATCAAATGGGCCAAAGACGGGGCCACGGCAAAGGAGATTGCTGCCAACCTCCATATCGCCTACTCTACCTTCCGCAAATACCTGGACGAGGGCCAGGAGGGGGACGAGCGTTACGCGGCACTTTCGGCTGCTTTCGCGCAGGCGTGTGAAGTGCCGGACGAGCAGGTGGAAAACGCCCTGTTCAAGAGCTGCCTGGGCTACAATGCCCAGATCGTGAAGCACTACAAGCTCAAGACCGTAGAATATGACCCGGAAACGGGCAAGCGCATCCGCGAGGTCGAGACCCTTGTGGAGGCCCGCGATGAAGTCCATGTAGCTGCCAATACAGCGGCGCAAATGTTCTGGCTGACCAACCGGAAGCCGGAGACGTGGAAGTACAAGCCGGAGGCCCAGGACGGCGACGAGGACGAGGGCAGCGGCGTGGTGCTCCTCTCCCCCGTGATGGACAACCCAGGCCCACCGACGGAGGGAGGCGCAAACGATGGCTAATGTCATCTGGACCCCGCAGCCGCGCCAGGCGGCCCTTATGGCCCGCTTTGAGGACGAGGCGCTGTACGGCGGCGCGGCGGGCGGCGGCAAATCGGACTGTGCCCTGGCCGAGGCCCTGCGCCAGGTGGAGATACCGCACTACCGGGGGCTTATCCTCCGCAAGACCTTCCCGCAGCTCACGGAGCTGATGGACCGCAGCACGGAGATTTACAGACGGGCCTACAAAAAGGCCAGGTTTAACGAGAGCAAGCACGTCTGGACCTTCCCCTCCGGGGCCAAGATTTTCTTCGGCTCTATGCAGTACACCAAGGACCGGACCAACTACCAGGGCAAGCGCTATGACTTCATCGACTTTGACGAGCTGACGCAATTTCTCTGGGAGGAGTACAGCTACCTGTTCTCCCGAAACCGCCCCAACGGGCCGGGGACCCGCTGCTACATCCGGGCGCAGGCCAACCCCGGCGGCGTGGGCCACGGCTGGGTGAAGGAGCGCTTCATCACGGCGGCCCAGCCCATGCAAACGATCTGGGAGCAGTTCAAGGTCCGCTTCCCTGACGGCCACGAGGAGACGCGCTGGAAGTCCCGCATCTTCGTGCCGTCCTCCGTGTTCGACAACAAGATACTGCTTGCCAACAACCCGGACTACCTCACCAGCCTGGCCTCCATGCCGGAGCAGGAGCGCAAGGCGCTGCTGTACGGCGACTGGGACACCTTCGCGGGCCAGGTATTCACGGAGTGGCGCAACGACAGCGACCACTACACGGACCGCATCAACACCCACGTCATCTCCCCCTTCAAGGTCCCGCAGGACTGGGCCATCTGGTGCGGCCTGGACTGGGGCTACTCCAGGCCCTTCTCCGTGGGCTGGTACGCCGTGGACCGGGACCGGCGGCTCTACCGCATCCGGGAGTATTACGGCTGCACCGGCACACCCAACACCGGCGTGAAGATGGAACCGTCCGAGGTGGCGCGGGAGATACGGCGCATCGAGGCCGAGGACCCCAACCTCAAGGACCGGCGCATCAACCGCGTGGGAGACCCGGCCATCTGGGGCAGCGACGGCACGGAGAGCATCGGCGCTCTGATGGAGCGGCAGCGGGTGTACTTCGAGCGCGGCGACCACGCCCGCATCGACGGCAAGATGCAGGTGCATCACCGCCTCGCCTTTGACGAGGAGGGCATCCCCATGCTGTATGTGTTCAACACCTGCAAGCACTTCATCCGCACGGTCCCCAACCTGGTCTATGACGAGAAGAACGTGGAGGACATCAACACCGAGGGCGAGGACCACATCTACGACGAGCTGCGCTACGTCTGTATGAAGAACCCGATAGCACCCAGGCGGAACAAGCCCCCCGCCCTGGTGGTATATGACCCGCTGGACCTGGGACAGGACCAGCAGTATGACCGTTACGATTTTTACAGGAGGTATTGATTTATGGCACTTTTCGGACGGAAGAACGAGCAGGACGCGACCCTGGGCAAGCCCCCGATGGGCTGGGGCGTCCCCGGCGTACAGAAGGACGAGAGCGTGGACCCGGAGATGGAGGCCATGCTGCTGACGGCCCCCGCCGGGCAGCGGCGCATCGGCAGAGCGGAGATCGCGGAGGCAATCAGCATCCTGACCCGCTACAAGC